GTCTCCTTCCTGCCGAACATCACCGATTCGGTCGGGAACAGCCTCCACTACGCTAACAAGATCAACCGTGAGTCGAAGTACATCGCCGCCATCCCGAAGTCAAACCTGACTTCCTTCAACAATCTCTTCGTCGGCGGAACTGGTTCGTGGGGAACTACCAATCAGCGGTGGACTTATGACAGCGGCAGCGAAGGTCTCTCGGCATCTTCAGGGATCACGATGGCGAACTCCTCGTTCGGTGTCGGCGTATTCAACTTCTCGGGAGGCTCAAACGGTGCCACCGCCCACCTCAACGACTACCTCAGGATCGCATTCGGTCAGGATCAGGACAGCAATCCCGAGGGATACCGCCTGTTCGAGGACACCGAGACCGTCGATGTGAACCTCCTCATCGGTGGTCCTGATACCGATTTCGATCCGAACTCGAACGACCTCACGGAGTCGGTCACGGGAGTGGTCGGTCCCTCCATCAAGGACATCGTGGATGCCCGAAAGGACTGCGTTGCGTTCCTGTCGGTTCCGAACAAGGATCCGAACGAGACCGATCAGACCAAGTTGGATCGTGCGATCCAGTATCGCAACAGCATCGGTTCCTCGTCGTACTGCGTCATCGACTCGGGATACAAGTATCAGTACGACATCTACAACGACCGCTACCGTTGGGTGCCGCTGAACGGCGACATTGCAGGTCTCTGCGCCCGTTCGGATGTGAACTTCGATCCGTGGTACAGCCCCGCAGGGTTCAACCGTGGTCAAGTCCGTGGCGTGGTCAAGTTGGCGTTTCAGCCCCGTCAGGCGGCTAGGGACACCCTCTACAAGAACGGCATCAATCCCGTGGTCACCTTCTCGGGCGAGGGAACCATCCTCTACGGGGACAAGACCGCCCTCACGAAGCCCTCGGCGTTCGACCGCATCAATGTCCGCCGCCTCTTCATCGTGCTTGAGAAGGCGATCTCGACCGCTGCCAAGTACAGCCTGTTCGAGTTCAACGATGCCTTCACCCGCTCGCAGTTTCGCTCGCTCGTCGAGCCGTTCCTGCGGGATGTTCAGGCTCGCCGTGGAATCATCGACTTCAAGGTGGTCTGCGACGAGAAGAACAACACATCAGAGATCATCGACAGCAATAGGTTCGTCGCCGACATCTATATCAAGCCGAACCGCAGCATCAACTTCATCCAACTGAACTTCGTCGCCACCAAGACGGGCGTGAACTTCAACGAAATCGGTGCATGATCGTGATTATGGAAACCGAGATAGATAACAAGAAGGAGTCCTAAATGTCACAGTTCAGCATCGACGCATTCCGTTCGGCACTCAGCAACGGTCTTGCGAGGAACAACCTCTTCCTCGTACAGGGAACCTTTCCAGGAGGCTCACAGAACGCCCTCTCGGGTGCCGCTGCGGCTGCGGGAGGGCTTCTCGGCGCAGCCTCCGCCAACTTCGGGAATGCGGCGATCAACCTGTTGGGACAGGGGAATCCGAGTTCGCAGATCCCCTTCCTCTGCAAGGCGGCGAAGGTTCCCTCAGCGACCCTTGCAATAAACAACGCATTCTATATGGGGCGTGCGTTCAAGTATCCTGGAGACAAGTCTTATGCCGATTGGACGATCACCATCTACAACGATGGCTCGTACAGCCTCCGCAAGGCTTTCGAGGCGTGGTCGAACCTCATCAATACGAACCGCACGAATGTGGGTCCGAACGCCATGAACCAATTTATGACGGAGTGGACGGTCACTCCCCTTACTCGTGAGGGAAACCCGATCTCCCGCTACAAGTTGGTCGGTTGTTGGCCTTCCCTCATGGGCGATATCACCCTCGACATGAACGCTTCGACTGAACCCTCCACCTTCGATGTGACGATTGCATATCAGTACTTCGAGGTCGAGGGAGTCACCACCTGATCCCTAGGATCAAGGCTTATACATCATGGATCTATTTGGCTTTACCCTAGGCAGGACGAAGAAGCAGAAGCAGGAAGACAAGGCTCTGAAGTCGTTTGTCGCACCGACATTCGACGACGGAGCCATTCCTGTCGAGGCGGGTGGCTTCTACGGGCAGTATGTCGATCTCGACGGCACCGTCCGAAACGACTTCGAGTTGACCATGAAGTATCGTGAGATGGCGCAGGATCCCATCGTGGAGGTCGCCATCGACGACATCGTGAACGAATGCATCATCATGGGTGAGAAGAAGGCTCCCGTGAAGATCCTGCTAGACAGGCTCAAGGCGAGCGATGCGGTGAAGGAGAGAATCCATGAGGAATTCAGGAACCTCCTCCGTGTCATGCAGTTCGAGACTAATGGATCGGAGATTTTCCGCAGATGGTTTGTGGACGGCAAGATCTTCTTCCACCTGATTATCGACGAAGACAACCCGCAGAAGGGCATCCTCGAACTTCGCTATGTCGATCCGATGAACATGCAGAAGATCAGGGAGTACACGAAGGAGACCCTCAAGAACGGCACGAAGATCATCTCGGGGTACAAGGACTTCTTCCTCTACAACAAGGACAATCCCCGTGCGGGTGGAAATGTGGCGGGCATCAAGATCAGCGAGGATGCCATCGCCTTCTGTTCCTCGGGACTCATGGACAGCCGCTACAAGCGCACGGTGGGCTTCCTCCACAAGGCTACCAAGCCGCTGAACCAACTCAGGATGCTAGAGGACGCAATCGTCATCTACCGCATCTCCCGTGCGCCTGAGAGGCGCATCTTCTACATCGATGTCGGCAACCTCCCCAAGACCAAGGCGGAGCAGTATGTCAAGGATCTGATGAACCGCTACCGCAACCGCCTCGTCTACGATGCGAGTACGGGCGAGGTCAGGGACGACAAGAAGTTCATGTCGATGCTTGAGGACTACTGGCTCCCCCGCCGTGAAGGCAGCAAGGGAACGGAGATCACCACGCTTCAGGGCGGTGCCAACCTCGGCGAACTGACCGATGTGATCTACTTTCAGAAGAAACTCTACCGCTCCCTCTGCGTCCCCGCCAGCCGCCTTGAGCAGGACAAGTCGTTCCACCTCGGTCGCTCGACGGAGATCACCCGTGATGAGGTCAGGTTCACCAAGTTCGTCCACAGGCTCCGCACCAAGTTCAGCGAACTGTTCTTCGACATCCTCAAGAAGCAGTTGATCCTCAAGAAGGTCATCACCGCCGACGAGTGGCCGAGCATGAAGGAGGCGATCTACTTCGACTTCCTCAAGGACAACCTGTTCACGGAACTGAAGAACGCCGAACTCCGCAAGCAGCAGGTCGAGGAGTTGGGGAACATCAAACCCTACATAGGTAAGTACTACAGCCACGAATGGGTGCGCAAGAATATACTCGGATTCAGCGAAGCCGAGATGAAGGAGATGGACAGGGAGATCGAAGCCGAGCGCAATGCGGGCAAGATTGAACCCGACAACGCACAATTCGGTCTTGCGTAAGGAGAGGTTATGAGGGGATCGGAGAAAAGCCTCAGGTCGGTCATCGACAGCCTTGCAGACAAGGATGCGGAGGCTTTCCGTCTGTCCGTCCGTGGCGAACTCATGTCACGGGTCGGATCCTCCATCTCCTCCCTGAAGAAGGATGTCTCGGAGTCGCTCGTGTCGGAGAACCTGACGGGCGCTCCGTCCGCACCTCCCGTGACCAAGCCGATCAATTCGGGAGACTTACGGATCGTGCCCACCGCTGCGGGTGCGGCGAAGGACGACATATCGCTCGACCCCAACTTCGAGAAGGAGTACTTCCAGTCCTCCATGCTTCATCAGAACCAAAGGATCACGGTCAAGCAGGTCGGAACGGGGCTAGGCAAGCCCGTCCGCATCTACATCAACGACCGAAGGTGGGAACTCTTCCCAGGTCCGAAGGTCGCACTCAAGTCTGCGAAAGAATACATCGACGGGATGCTGAAGGATGTCCGTAAGGATCCATCCCTCGGCAAGGCGATGACTGCGCAGATACAGAAGGACAAGGCTGCGGGAGTGGCGCAGGTCGCAGCCCCCGTCGATGCGGGCAAGCCGCACGAGGTCGCCGCTGCCGACATGAAGCGCAAGGAACTTGAGACGGGCAAGCCCGCTGTGGATGACCCGACAAAGAGGGGAGCGGCTCCTCCACCGAGGAAACCACCCGCCCCCAAGCCACCCACACCGCCCAAGCAAAAGCCAACGAAAGAGGTCAAGCCGAAATGAGCCACATCAACGACCAAGAACTTGAACGCCTTCTGAATCACGAACCCGAGGGCGATGGCATCCAAGAAGCCACCGACCCCAGTCTTTTCTACCAGATGGGCAAGGCTAAGGACAGGGCTTGCTCCTACTTCACTCAGGAGGCATGTGGTCTTGCAGTCAGTATCGACGACCTCCTCCGAGCGGGAAAGAAGGAAGAGGGACTGAAGATGCTCCAAGACCCGAAGAACAAGGGTCTTCTCTCGATCATCCCACGGGAGGTCAGGAATTGGTTCGAGATGACGGTCAGCAACTCGTACCGACCCGATGGTGAGGGGATGAGCGAGCAGAGCGGCAGGATGGCGAGCATCGCCGCCGCCGCCAAGAAGATCGGTTCGGGATCGAAGCAGAGCGGCAGTTTCGCCGCCTTCTTCAAGACTAAGGAGGACAGCACCTTCGCCACCAACGCACTCAGGTTCCGCACGCAGGCAGAGGCGGAGGCGTATGCGAGGAACCTCTTCAGCCGATGGCTCGGCGCATCCGAGTGGAAGGTCATGCCTCACACCGACAAGCCGAACTATGAGATCGTCAACAACGAGTTGAGGTCGATCAAGGAGTCCTCCCATGACATCCAAGAGGACGAGTGGGGCGGCGGCTTTCAAAGTTCATCGGATGGCCACAAGGAAGTCCAAGCGGGTCTCAAGGGCGACTTTCAGCGTGAACGGGCACAGAAACTCAAGTTGATCGTGCAGGTCATCCGTGGTGAGATCACGAAGCAGAAGTTCAAGAAACTCACGGGCAGCGGCTTCGATGATCTGATGAGGAATTCTCCTTACTACAGGAACCAAATCAAGAGAATGTCAAAGAAGGCACTCGCTCCCGTTGTCCCCGCTACTCCAACCATGAAGGATTCGTATGAATCCAATGGCGAAGACATTCAAGAAGGCAGTCGAATTCACCCTGTGAATATGGCGTGGCTGAAATCTTTACCAAGCGCATTTGTTGCAGAGGTGCAAGAGATCCTCAAAAAGCCTGACAGCCCCGCACGATTCAAGGCTTTATTCAATGCCGTTTTGAAACACAAGGTCACCAGGAGCAAATACCTCAGTCTTGGGGATTCGATAGACATACTAGGAGCGCAGTTCCTTGATGTTTATCCTCACAAGCGCACTACTCCAACCATGAAGGATTCCTACGAATCCGATGGCGAAGACATTCAAGAGAAGGTCGATATCGACGGGCGCACCCGTGCCTACAGGAACACAGTGATGCGCCTTGAGCAAGCCCGCAAGTTTCGCAACGGTAAGGGAACGGAGATGCAGGAGAACAAGTTCGGCGGTCTCTATGACGATGGCAGCGGGAAGGGTGCGTTCATCCCCGCTCCCGTGGACTTCAACTTCCAAGAGGCGATGAGGATCGTCGAGAGGTATCGCAGCCTCCGTGAGAAGAAGAAGACTCTCTTCGGCGCACCCAAAGACAAGATGGAGGACTTGAACGCCGCTGTCGCCATGAAGAACGGAAAGTTCTCCTTGGGCGAGGCCGAGATGTCCCTGAAGCAGAAGGAGTACAGGAAGTTATTCGCCAAGGCGCTCAAGAAGTTCGGCGAGGACTCCCTTGCCGACATGAGCGATGCCGAGAAGAAGAAGTTCTTCAATTGGCTCAAGGACAATTGGAAGGGCTGACATGCCGAAGGTCACCGTCAACTTCAGGAAGGAAAGCACGGCGAGGGAATTCGCCGACAACTTCTCCATACTTGATGTGGATGCCAAGGTCACGGCGAAGGGCAGTACCGCTACGGTTGTGACATCCGATCCGAGCGTGGTCGGGATGGTGAAGGCGATGATGGCTGACCTGTCGGATGATTCGAGGGTAAGCGATGCCGTCGATTCCGTTCTGACCGCCTTGCGGTCTGCGGTTGTCAGGGAAGGCAGGGTCTTCCTTGAGATGGCGGATGGATCTAGGCAGATCGTCATGCCCTCCCATGCACGGGCGCTCGCACGAACACACGACATGTTCGCCGAGGAGAACCAAAGGGTCTTCCTTCTCCTCGTTGCAGAAAACAAGGAAGCCTACGCCCGTGCGGTCGCATTCGCACAGAACCACGAGGACAGCAAGTAATGGGATACACACAGATCGTCAAGACTCAGAAGCGCATCGTCTTCTCCGCCAACGGAGCGAACACGGCTATCGGGGCGACCACCTCCGCATTCCTTGATGTGGACGGACTGACCACCACCTACGGCATTTCCAAGGGGTTGCAGTATGTCCGTGAGTCGGGAATCACCAACGGCTCCCCGTCGATCTCGAAGATCGTCTCGGGTTCCACCGCCTTCAATGTGCAGATGTCGGGTCATATCGTGTTCACAGGACAGGCTGCGGGCGAGTACAACTTCGAGCGTTGGACGCTGAAGCATCCCCCGAGCATCGACCCAAATGGCACCATCGGCATCAATGCGGGATCGGGCACGGTCATCGTCGAGGTCATCCTCTGACGGGAAATCATAGATAGGGGA